TGAGTACTCGTACGCCTGAATACTGTAGTAATAGTCTGCAGCTGACGCCATTAGTATGTTCCTATTCCGTTTAAGCGTAGTTCGTCTTCTAATACTTTCTTAAATTTTCTAACCATAGCTTCGGCTTCAGCATTGCTTGCGTGAGCTATCTGTACGTTCATAGTTACGTTTATGTCATGTTTTGACGCTGTAGAGAAGCTAGACATATTGCGCGAACTATTAACAGCTTGTGAGCCAGTAGTTGCCCCAAGAGACATAGATTGAGCAGACCCTACATCGTCTGAGCCACCAATACCTGCGGCTTGTTGTGTCTTTGCTGCGTCATCTAAGAACTTAGTAAACTTACCACTAGTAAAGGTTGTCCAACCCTTCCAGTGCTTGCCCTGATTACTCTTGTCATAGGCAGCAGCAATATTATAGTCACCATTTTTTAATCTACTGCCATCACGATATGGGTCATTATACTTTTGCCAATCCTTTAAAGATCTAATTTGGAAGGCGCCGTAGCTTGGGCCCCACTTCTTAGACACTAAATGTTTATCACCAACTGCGTCTGCTCTACCACCGGACTCAGCTAAAGCAACAGCAAAAGCAGTCTGAAGAGACTTTCCTCGGAAACCTTTTGCATAGAGCATCTTCATTAAACCGGCTCTACTTCCTCCGGTCATGCCAGAGCTATCTCCTAAAGTGGGGTCTTCTTGAGAATTAAATAGTGCTGATTTCTTTTTTCCTAGGCCTACTTTACCGCCACCTTTATCTAGGTAGCTACTAACATCTTCCCAACCAATAGGGCTTCCAGAGCGTATTTTGCTAGATACTAAAGCACCTAGCTCAGCAGAGTTTAGGTCAGATACTGACCCAAATTTAAATGGCGTTCCGCTTCCTGACACATCTGCGTGAGGCAGCTCTTTATCAAACAACCTATTAATTACGCGCTTACCTACGTTAATTCCACTAGTAACCATGTTCTTAATAAATTGAAACGCTTTGCCAAAGAATGATCTAGGGTCTTTTCTTCCCTGAGCACCAACACCGCCGTGGTCTCTAACCTCAAAGTGAAGGTGGGGGCCAGTAGATGTTCCGGCGCCTGAAGAGCCCTTAGCTCCACCAGACTTTGCAACTTCTTGTCCGCCTGTAACTTTTTGGCCTTTTTTAACAAGTATCTGACTAAGGTGAGCGTACATAGTTGATTTGCCACCAGGGTGCTTAATAATTAAATATCGTCCGTATTGACGGTGCATTCCTGTTTCAGAAACTGTTCCATCACCTGCAGCAGCAATAGAGGTTCCCACAGCTACGCCATAGTCAATACCTGTGTGGTTTGAACTAATGCCTGGGTTTCTTGCGGCAGCTCCTGGACGTGGACCGAAAGCAGATGTAACTCTAGTGCCTGGTGGAACTGGCATCTGTAGCGTAGCTCCCTTTGAGGTTTGTGTTGAGTCTCCTCCACCCATTCCATGAGAACAGCCCATTGATCCGTGAGAACATCCTCCGTCACCACCACCAACGCCACCAGTTGCTAAGTTACCAACTCCACCCGCAGCAATACCTGCAAAAGCTCCAGGCACACCGCCAGCAGCTAATCCAGTAATTCCACCTTGACCTAAATCAAATGCAAAGTTTCCTAGCCATTTTGCAAAGCCAGGTAAGTTCTTACCTTTTTTATTTAAATATTGTTGTAGCTTTTCTAGTCCTGCGTATGCGCCTACAGCTAATCCAGCACGGCCAAATTTACCGGCCATAGCTCCTTTACCTAAAACACCTTTAGCTGCAAACTTACCTTTACCGGTAAGCAAACTCATTAATCCTGCGCCAAGTCCTGCGCCTGCAGCACCTGCTCCGCCTCCACCACCAGCTGCAGCAGCAGCCGCTCCAGGCCCAATAATTCCAACACGCTTTGCTAAGTTAGCTGCTAGTAACATTTGCCCTATGTTCATTGCGCCACCAGCTGCCATACCGCCAAGACCTGCTAGAGTACCGCCAGTATTACCTGCGCCAGGGAATGTTTGAAGGGCGCCCTTAAAAGTCATAAGTGCTTGAGTGACTGAGGGCAGTGTTTCAGCTAAACCACTAAACCCATCGTTTACAGCTGCAGTAGTTCTAAGGCCTACGTTATAGCCGCCTACTAAGCCAGCTTCTGTAGACTGTAGTTTTCTAGCCTCACTGCTGTTATATCTAAACTGTGATCTAATAGGGCTATCTTTACCAACACCCATTAAATCTAATGCTTTATTTGAGTTGCTTAAGTCGCCCTTAACTAGTCCGCCGCCTTTTGAGGCGCGAGCAACAACTCCTGATTGCAGCACTGCTAGGAGGTTAGGGTCTCCACCAGCAACAGCTGCAAGAGATTGATAACCCTTACTGTTTGGGTTATATACCATCTGTGCTTGAGCAGCAGTTACTTTTCTTCCGCCGTATAAGAAACGGTAAGTGTCATTAATAATTTGGTTTACTGGTCTTTGGTTACCTTGTGCGTCACGAGTTCTTACGCCCATGCGTAGGAAGTTCATACCATTCATACCAGCAATAGCGCCAGCTACTTGTTCGTTTGAGCCTCCGCTTATTGCGCTAAGGCCGCCAATTTGTCCCATAACGTTTCGGGAGCTTAAACTATTGGCTAAGTATCCGCCTTGATAGGCAAGGGCTGTAGCAGCCATAGTAGGGCCCATAGCGCTTGTAGCACCATTACCTACTTGACGATTTGCAAGACCAAGAGCTTGACGTGTGGACATCCCGCTTCTACCAGCGTAGGTATCCAAAGCCATTCTTTGTGAAACAGCCGCCATAGTATTTGGGGCCATTGAGTACATCAAGCCACCAACAGCAGCTGTTCCTAAAGCAATACCACCAGCAATTTTTTCAGTACGAGTAAAGCTTCCTAGGCCCAGCTTATTTTGTCCGGTAAACTTTCCACCGGTAGCCTCAGCCATAGCTTTGGCGGCTCGTTCATAATTTTTGGCCATCTTGTCAGATAGATCAACCATGGTCTTCATATCTTTTATGAAGCCCTTACTAGCTTTATCTATCTTACTTGTGGTGCCCGCAGCCTTTTTTTCGTCGTCAGGGGTCACCATGTTTTGACCTGCCATATTTATCTCACCGCCTTAGGTTTCATTGCAGATTTACTTAACCAAATCATTCTCTCTCTAAAAGAAAGAGAACGGATATCGGATAACGTCCAGCCTGGATAATGCTGAGCTATAAGATCGTAGCTATCTACTAATACGTCGTAACTTGTCTCATTCTCGAAACAAGTCCGCTAGCGTTAGCGGTAGCGGGACCTCCTGCTCGCAAGCAGAACAGAATTTCTTAACTTCACTGAGTTGTGGGCCTGGGTTGCGGTCTGTTATTGCTGAAAGTATTACTCGTCGATCCTTGATGCTTAGATCACGGATCTGTTGGACGTTCATTACTGGCATGCCATTAATTGAACCTATGCAGCCTTTGAGCAAGATAGTGTCTAGCTCAGCTGAGTTCTTATTAGTTGCGTTGACCAGTGCTTTTTGAGTTGTTCCTGTAGGAAGGCTTAGAACTACTTTTCCAACCTTACAGTCAACTGTAAATTCTCTGTCTTCGTCCCTTAACTTTTTAATCTCAACGTCTTTTTCAAGGTCAATATCAAAAGTCTTTTCTTCTCCGCAGTTAGGGCAAATTGGTCCAACTTTTACGTCTGGGCCAAACGTAGCGATTCGGATAGCTAACAAGATCATTTCTCGATCTCCTGCAAGAAGAGAATCTAGAGTATCTTTGTCAGCAGGCTTATCGCCAACCTTTACTGTGGCTCGTTCTAGGATAGATAAAAGTCCCTTACCAGCATCTGTGATTCTGGCAAGTTGTTCTTCGTCTGCTCCGGTTAATTCTCTAATCTCTACCGATGTAGTTAGGCCCTCAAAAGGATCTAATAGTCCACCTGGTAGTTCTACCTGAGTATCAGGAGGTGATGGGATTTCTGTTTTTGAGGCAGCTACCACCACCTCCTGCTCAGATAAAGCTTGGTTTACAAGCTTATTAGCAAGGGCTGGATCGGCTGATGCACTGATAGTTTCTGTAGACATATAGTTTTCCTATTCCTTTAATTAAGAACCAAAGGTTCCGTTTGCGTTGAACTTCTTAGC